AGCAAAGCATGGCCGCCATTTCCTTGGCTTGGGGGAGGGGGAGTCGGTTTTCTTGCCTGTCATTTTTGGTGGGGCGGGATTGTTTGTTTTGATCCGGTTACTGCAATTCCTCACGGTTGATTATGCCATTTGACATAGACAAAATCACCGAAAGCACGGCAAGCCGCGCAACCTCACGCATTTCAACTGTCTTGCTCGGAGTAATGGTTCCAATCATCGGCTATTTTGTCGTTACCATGCTTTCCGACATTAAGGACACACAAAAACTGTTCTCGAAACAAATCGTCAAGACAAGTTCAACATTGAGCGAAATCAAAGAAGCACTGGCGGTAACTAACGCCAACATGGCAAGCCATGTTAAAGACGACGATAGTTTTGAAACAGAGGTCAAGAATGCTTTGCAGGATCACGAAATGAGACTGCGCGCCTATTCAAAGTAGGAATTGATGTCTATTCTGTTCTGTACGCCATGTTACGGAGGACAAGTTACCGAACCGCATTTCAGGTCATGTCTGCAATTGAAGGAGGACTTGACCAATCTTGGAATTAAACACGATTGGCTGACCGGGCGGAATGAAAGCCTGATTACCAGAGCAAGGAATGAAATGACGGCCTCGTTTCTAAAGACCGATTTTTCCTACATGATGTGGCTGGATGCCGATATAGAATTTACCAGCGAGGATGTGGCTAAACTGTGGAATTTGCAGACCGACATTGCGGTTGGTTTTTATTCCATGAAACTTCCTGAAAAACCATTATCGGCATGGAAAGACGGAAAGCTAGTAAGGCTTGAAGATTGTCCCAAGGAACCGTTTGAGGTAGACTACGCCGGAACGGGTTTCATGCTCATTTCCCGCAAGGTTATCGAAAATCTTGAGGGAGAAACCTACGAAGGTCCAAACGGTCGGGTTAAGGCTCTCTACATGACCCCGATACACAGGGATGGTTTCGAGTCGGAGGATTACTATTTCTGTAGAAAAGCCGCGGATGCCGGGTACAAGATCATCGGTGATCCGTCAATAAAATTGAAACACTGGGGCCAATGTGCTTATTGAAGGCCGTCACCTTACCAAAACGGGAATGCCGGGGTATCTTGAGTTTACCGGACATTCGGAGAAAGAACTTCCCAGCATAGCGGGTACTTACAAGGATAGGGATTTAGTCATCTGCGGCGATGCCGCCTGTGTTTGGGACGATCTTGACGGGTTCGGTTGCGCCCAAAGGAGCAACAGGGGATCGGTTTGGAAGTCCGGCTGGCAATTTATGACCGTCAACAAGATGGTCGAGACGTTTCCCGGTGACATAGAACACTGTTATTCCAATGAACCTCAGACGCTTTTACGGTTTGTCGCATCTAGACGAACGGAATATGTCCGCGAATTCAATGCGCCGCAGCAAACGCATTCGATTACTCAAGGATGCAAGTGGACGTGGCCCTTTGGGGGTCATGCCACATCCGGGCTTGGTGCCTGCCTGGTCGGCTTTGCTCTTGGTTATTCTAGGATTGTACTTTGCGGGATACCTTTAGACGATGGCCCCCACAACGGGGAACCCTCGTGGCGACGGACCTGGTTCACCAACGAGGCGGCGGACAGCGTGGGGTCGGGGATAAACCGCTATTGGCAAAACGCGAGAACGCTCCTGTTCCAGAACGTAGTAAAGAGCATGTCTGGACGAACGAAGGACTGGCTTGGGGATGCCCAACTATGGGGTTAAGTTTGCAGGAAACCGAAGATTCAAGTCCGGTTGATCCGACTGCGTTTATTCATCCGCAGGCTCTTGTTTCAAATTCCTTCATCGGAGCCCGTACAAAGGTTTGGCAATTCGCGTCAGTCATTCGCGGTACCCATCTTGGCGAGGATTGCGTAGTTGCCAGCGGCGCTACTCTGGACGGCCCTTGGTTCGGGGACCGCTGCATTATCTCCCCTGGGGTTGATATAGGTCCGGGCTTTCTAATCGGTGATGACATATTCCTTGGACCCAATGTTGTTTTATGTAACGACGCATGGCCATGTTATTCCAAGGACGGATTCGACGCGGAACTGTTACGGGAGGATTTCGTTACCGTACAGATAAAGAACGGCGCTTCTATCGGGGCCAACGCGGTGGTGCTGCCCGGTGTTACTATAGGAAAGCGCGCAATGGTTTCAGCCGGCGCGGTAGTCAAGACGAGCGTACCGGACAACCACCTGTTCATGCGCGACGGGACACTATTGAAGATAAAAACGGAATGGCGGCAACGCAGGATGCGCGAGGCAAAGTGATAACAGTTGCGTCCCTGCTGTGGGACGCCAATGCCGCGTCGCAAAGATTCTCGAAATGCTATAATGAGGATTGGGTAACAAAACTCTATAACGGTTTTGCCAGAAACATCACAATTCCTTGGCGGTTTGTTCTTTTCACCGACAGAATAAGAGAACTCAACCCGCTTATAAAACAGGAACTTCTTAAATCCAAAAAGCTGGATTATAGTACCTGCATAGAACCATTCAGGTTCGGCGTTCCCATGATTCTGGTAGGACTGGATACCATCATAGTCGGTAACGTCGATCATCTTGCCTGCTACTGTCTTGAAAGAGACACCCTTGCCGTACCGAAAGACCCCTACTGTCCTGAGCGGGCAGCCAATGGTGTTTGTCTGATTCCCGAGAACCATCAGTATATTTACCGCAATTGGCGCGGCGAAAACGACATGGAGTGGATCAGAAAGCAGAAACATGCTTTCATAGACGAGTTATTTCCCGGTCAGGTATTAAGCTACAAGGGCGACATCAAGAGAAAACATAACGGAAACCTCCCCGAGAATTGCAGGATCGTATATTTTCACGGTGACGAAAAACCACACGAATTGGAGGCAGATTGGGTCAAGCGGCACTGGATGTAGTTCGCCTAGCGGAACTCGCAAAGATTTACAATGCGGCCAAGGCCGCAAACAGGATTGTAGAATATATCCCCTATAGCTGGCAGAAAGAATTTCACGACGCCGGGCGGGATAATGAAGAACGGATGTTGATGGCGGCAAACCGTGTAGGGAAAACGCAATCAGCCGCATGTGAAGTAGCGTTTCATCTAACCGGACTTTATCCCGATTGGTGGGAAGGCAAGAGGTTCAACAAACCTACCCTTGTCTGGACGGGAAGCCCGACTAACGAGACTTCCAAGGATATTGTGCAGGCCCAGTTGATTGGGGGTCTAGGGGAGACACTTGGAACGGGATGGGTACCCAAGAAACTCATACACGGCAGACCTACTACCAGACAGGCCGGCGTCAAGAACGTCATAGATACATTCCAGGTCAGGCACGAATCGGGCGGGGTTTCGGTTTGTGCCCTAAAGACATACGAGCAGGGATGGCAGAAATGGCAGGGAACGGCCCCGCATGTTGTCTGGTTGGACGAGGAACCGGACGACTACAAGATTTTTTCTGAGGCTCAAACTCGCACTCTTACTAGCAAAGGTATCGTGTTTGTTACTTTTACGCCTTTGCTTGGTGTTACTGAATTGGTGGAGCATTTTCGCTCTGGCGGTCCTGGGATTTATCTCAAGGGAGCCACATGGGATGACGCCCCACACTTGTCGAAAGAGGAAAAAACCAGACTAGCCTCGTCCTACCGCGATCACGAAAGAGACGCGAGAACTCGTGGTATCCCGATGATGGGCGAGGGTGCGGTATTCCCGATTGCGGACGAGAGAATACGAATTGATCCTACAAAAATCCCCGGCCACTGGGCCAGAATAAAGGGCTGCGATTTCGGCATAGACCACCCCGCCGCAGGTGTTGAAATAGCGTGGGACCGGGACCAGGACGTTATCTACCTGATTGACTGCTACAAGCAGAAAAACGAAACCGCAGTTTACCATGCGGCATGGTTCAACAAGTCCAATAAATTCATTCCGGTCGCGTGGCCGCACGATGGAATGAACCGCGAGAAGTCCGGCGGTAAGACCCTCGCGGACCACTACCGCTCTCACGGCGTCAACATGCTATCCAAATCGGCCAGGTATCCAAGGGGTCTTGGTGAAACTACAGAACGCGGTGGTCCACAGCCAGTAGAACCGATAGTCGATGAGTTGCTGGAATTGATGGCTACCGGAAAGTTCAAGGCGTTTTCCACGCTGAATGATTTTTTCGAGGAAAAACGCGGCTATCATCGCAAGGACGGAAAAATAGTTTCCACGCGGGATGATATTCTTAAAGCTCTTTTCTACGCGCTTATGATGAAACGCTACGCCGTTGCACCGGATTCGTTCGGTATCAGACGGCAAGCCATGTCTCCTGGTCCAAGCACAAAAATATGAACAAAGACAAGATTGAGCAAATGACCAGCGATGCCGGACTAAAGCCGGTATCGAGGGAGAAACTTGGGGAATATGATTTGTATATTGCGGACGGGTTTTCATTGTGCCCACACCAGAAGCATAACAAGTTCGGAATTCAGCCAATGGATTTTCCGAACGGAATGTATGTGACTATGTGGTGGGTCGGTCGGGGCGAGGACGGTGGTTACATGCACCATCTGTTCATGGACGCCTATAACGATTCTGAATATTCCTGGGAGGACAAGAAAATAATGCGTATCAATGCCGCGCGTTACGACGCGGGCAAATTCATTGAGACGCTAAAGAATCATGTCACAAAGCATTGAGGTTAGTCGCCTAGATGGTGCGATAAAACAGAGCAAGCGCCGCTTTGGCGACAGAGAGTTAAAGTGGGTTGGCGATTGGCTGGTAGAGGAATTTTCCCGCAGGAAAAATGCCGAGGAAAGACAGGAAAAGGAACGGTACTGGAAGGAAATCGACCGGCAGATAGCCATGACGCCGGAAAACCGTCTCAAGTTAATGCCGGACGGCTCTATTGATTCAAACAAGGTTTGGATGTCGGACATGGAGCTTCCGCTGCAAGCGCAGGCCCTTGAGGTTCTTACTTCCGATGCCCGGCGCATGATGTTCCCGGATTCCGGGCCGTGGTTCCGCTCGCACTGCGAAATGACGGACGATTATCTTAAAAAGGTCAATTTCAAGAGCATCATTCACGGCGACGAAATGCAGGTGCCGTCCGAAATCAACCAGGACAACGCCGACAAGCTGGTAGAGGGTTTTGTTCTTTCCAATCTAAGGCAATACGACCATACAGCGAGATTCGACCAGATAAACGCGGAAGCCTTCAAGTACGGCATGGGAATTGCCAGGGGGCGCAAGGAAATCAAGAGCGTATATACCCATGAGGCAATGGGCACTCGTTCGGAAAAGCGCAAGATTCCCGTTATAGTTCCCGTCACTATCAAGAACACTTATCTCGATGACGCTAAACCTTCGATGCACTCAAGCACGGTGCTGTCTCCGTCCCACATAGCGCACGAGTTTGTCAGGTTCGAGAACATAGCAATAGCCGCATCCAAGGGGTCTAATGATCCTGACGATGAGGACGGCGGCTGGATGCCAAAGCAGTTAAGCAAGGTACAGCCGGATAAGAAAGGGTTTATCCAGGTTATAGAAATCGAGGGCGATGTAATAATCCCCCGCAAGACCGTGCGTAGCGTTGTACTTCCAAGTGTCATTATTACGGTAGCTATGGGGGGCATGGAAAAGGGAACGTCCGTTGCTTCTCGCGCCGTCATTAGACTTAGATTTAGAAAAACATCGTTTTCCAGCTATCTTCTGTTTCCCTATCACTATGAGGGATCGGACCAGATTTATCCTACCAGCCCCTTGATGAAGGGGCGGCCCGTGCAAATGATGTGTACGGATGCGCTTAATAAATTGCTTGACTCATCGGCACTGAAAAACCAACCCCCCGTGGGGTATGACCCGGCTAACCCGCTATTTGCCCAGACCGGCGGCCCGCTTATTCATCCGGGCGCACAGTGGGAAAGCTCAGACCCGATAATGGTCTATAATCAGATAGGCGGCGATCCTGCTGCTTTATCGGCAATTCTAATGCAGGGTATCAATCTTTACGCGCAACTGACCGGCGTTTTACCGGCAAGACTTGGCGCTCAGACAATAAGCCACACCACAGCCTACGCCAAGGGTGCGGAAATACAGCAGGGGGCCATCAGGACGGTTGACTACGTTAATCAGTGCGGTCATGGCCCAATCCAACGCTGGCTTCACATGGCTTATCAGATAGGACGCGATGCAATAAGCGCAAAAGAGGACACTACATTTTATATTGATGCCTATGGTGGTTATGTCAGCATAGGCAAGGAAATGCTGCCGGAAAAGGTGGCGTTCGAGTGGTTCGGGTCTGGTGGTCCGCAGGAAGCGCAGCAGAAGATAGCCAATAAGATGACCGCGCTGCAAATGGCCATGAAGATAGACGTAATGCGAATTCAAATGGGTATGCCGCCACGGGTCAATCTTGAGGGTGCCGTGGACGAAACCTTACGCGAAGGAGGCTGGCACGATTTACAAGCAATCATCAACGCTCAACCTTCTGCTGGGCCAGGTGCGTCAGCACCCGGCGTTCCAGGAGCTTCTCAAGGCAATCCCGGTGCCGCAGTTGCCGCAATTCAGGGCCTCACAGGCGGCGGAAGCTGAGAAGGCACGAGCGATATGGATTCACGAATCCGGCAAACGAGCGCAGCATGATATGTGGCTGGCTCTGCTGACCGGGCAACCACCGAAGGAGAACTATGACTGATACAGATACGCAGCCTGCGGTTGATGCGGTTGACGCTACGGCAACGCCGGTAGCCGATACCAATAACGCGCAGAATACGGGTGACGATCTTGATACCCTGCTTGCTCAATACGAGCAACAGACCAAGACACCCGTTTCACCACCCCAGACACCACAGCAACCGGCCACTGTCGATCCAGACAGGTTGCGCCGTGTTGAGGAACGACTGTTCAACGAGGACGTGAACAAGACTGTTGCCAATATCACTGGCGGTTTGAAGGTATCCCCGCGCTTTGCAAGGGGATGGCTGGATCAGATTGCGAAAGAAAAGCCGGAAGTGGCTAACGCATTCCTCCAGAAAGAATCAAACCCCCAAAGATGGACACAGATCGAGCAATCCTTGGCCAAGGAATTTGCCAAGGAAGTCAAGTCCGTTACGTTTGATGAAAATGTAACAGAGGACAGAAGTGCCGTAGCTGCGGCAGTCAGGGGAGCATCAACCAAGGCTCCGGCTGAACCGGCCCCGAATTACACGACCATGACTAATGGCGAGCTTCGGGACGAAATGAGAAAATTGGGGTTGACCTCGACTTTCTAAGCGGAGCCATGACATAAAGGGATAGAATGTCATGACTATTACTGCTACCGATACCACTATACTACTTAAACCGATTAATGCGATATTCCAGCAGACGTTCCTTCGCAGGGCGCAGCAGGTTTGTCCATATTTCATCGGTTCTCAGCCCGGCTCTCTCGTAAAGCAGGGCGGCACGGCGACCGTAAAATGGCGTCGCGTTGAGCAGCTTGCTCCATCTACCTCCTCGCTTTCGGAACTGACCAGCACGGTTGGTTTCATGGGGGGCAGATCGTCGGTTACTCCCACGATGACGGACGTTTTGGCCACGGTTTCCAAGTATGGCCAATACTATCTCGTCAACGAGGAAGTGGACCTCTACAACCCGAACGGCACGACTATGGAACTCATCGGTACTCTCGGTGAGTCTGCTGGTCGGTCGCTCAACCAACTACAGCGCAACGTCATGGAGGGTAACGCCACTCTGCGTTATGCCAACAACGTGGCGTCCAAGGCGGCGGTTCATGCGGTCATCGCTACTGGTGATCTAAACCGCACTATCAACGAACTGGCCAAGAACTCGGCCCGTACGTTTACCGGAATGACGGCAGGTTCTACCAATGTCGGCACGGTGCCGATCCTGTCCTCGTACTGGGCCATCTGTCACCCTGACGTTGCCTACAACGTGGCAAACCTGACCGGCTTTACCTCTGTTGAGAAATACAACAGCCAGGTAGCCGTGGCGACCGGCGAGTTTGGTTATTACTCGCTGGCCGGCAAGGGACTGCGCTTCATCCAAACCGAGGATGCGAGCATCAGTCTCGGTGGTGGTGCCGCGCTATCCGGCGCGGACTTGAATACAACGTCCAGCAAGACGGACGTTTATGTTATCTGCGTATTCGGGCAGGATGCCTTTGGCTCGGTTGGCCTTGGGCAGCGTCATACGGACGGAACGTATATGGCCGGCGACAATACCGGAGGGTGGGAGTTGATCCATCACCCGAAGGGTTCAGCCGGTGCGAGCGATCCGTACAACGAACTTGAGACTATCGCCTACAAGGCATTCTATGCGGGCGCGGTTCTCAATTCCAACTGGTCGCGTGCGATTCTGTGTGCGGCTACTAACCTGACTAACTAGGAGTAAATACGGCGGGGGGTAAAACCCCCGCCGACTTTTGGAGAGAATAAATGCAACTGCTTACCACCGTTGACCCGCGCGATAATCTACAGAAAGCCACGCGCTTTGAACTGATAGAGTATGCGAAGGCCAACGGTGTTGATGTACCGGAAGATGCCCCAGGCTCCTATACAATTCAGTTATTGCGAGCGAGGAATTTAACCAACATAAAAATACCGGACAGGCCGCTCGGTCTTTATGTGGCCCCGTCCAATTCGTTTACTGACGCTCCACAGGGTATTGATGCGGACGAGCATTTAATCAAGCAATACACCCAACAGAAAAAAATAGAAACGGAGGTTTCCCAAATGAGCATTCAGGAAATCAGACGTTTTTGCAAGGCAAACAATATCAAGTTCAGCCGCAAGGACACGCTTGTAATCCTGAGAGAGAAACTGAGTGGCTAAAACTTTATTGGATTGCGTCAATGAGATTTTCAAGCGCGTCAACGTCATAGCCGGCGATGCCGCAGCCCTGACTACGCTTGTAGACTCGGCAAGACAGCACCCCATTGATGTTGCCGTACAGGTGGTGAACGAGGGAATAGACGAGATATATTCCTTCACGCAGGAGGGGCTTCCGCTTCAACAGGCCGAAAACACCATTACGCTTTCTACTAATGTGCGGGAATACAGTCTAGCAAGTGATTTGATAAGGCTGCATTTCCCTTTGATAGACCGGACTCACGGACAATACATAACCCAGTTTCCCGGTGGATATGATGAAATGCTGGAATGGGACATTTACCAGAACCAGACCGGGCAGCCCATGTATGCCTGTATTAGCCCGATAGACGGAAAGTTAAGAGTAGAACAATCGCCCAATAGTTCGGTTAATGGGTACGTCTATACCTATGAGTATGAAAAGAATCTTGCTCTTTCTCTGACCACGGACACCGTTCCATTCAGCGATGCGGTGTTTAGGTCGATGGTCCCGATGTGGGTACAACTTTACAAGCGGGAAATGGAGGGCGAGTTTGACCAGCCGCTTTATGCTTCTGCCATAGGCAGGGCGTCGCGCTATCTTTCCCAGCTTGAACCGCGCCCCAGTTATCTACCGAGAGCCAGGGGCAGTACATTCCTTGAACCATATACGAAATGAGCGGCAATACCAAGATCAAGCCGCAGGATGTTGATGTCGTCATTAAATTTGGTGGCGGCCTGCATACTAGAGCATCGCCGGATGAGATTGACGCCAGAGAAGCGGCTGACGGCTATAATTTTCTAATCGACATAGAAAACAGGAATCTAAGAAACAGACCGCCGTTCGACAAGATTGGTACTTTACCTAACGGACTTCAATGCAACGGTGGCTTCTCCCTGCTTAAAGCAGATGGAACGGTATCGACCTGTTTTCAGGGCGGGGGAACGGTTTACGAGTGGAACGGACTTACTACTTTTACCTCGATAGGCACCGTAAATTCCAGCAGCAAATTACGCGGCCATTGGAAAACACAGAACTGGCCGCTAGGAGCAAATAACAAGGTTCTCATTACCGATTTGGCTCAGGCCGATGTCATCAAGGAATGGGACGGCACTACTTTTGCCAGCACTACATTCACAAATCAGGCCGGGTCCGGTTTTGGTAATTTCTATGCGAGATACCTGAATATAGACAATGAAAGGGCGGTTTGGGGAAACATAAAGGATGCCGGGGGAACTTCACCGCACATGATGGTTGGTTCTAAAACATCAGACTACACCAAAATCAGCGTTACCAATGTTCCATCCAGTTCTCTTGCTACGAGCGATCCGTATTTTCTATTGTCCCCGGATTTGAAGCCGATCAATGCCCTGGTCGAATCATTCGGGACCACTATGGTATCTACGGAAAAGGGTCAGATATTTGCCCTTACCGGAACGGACGCCACTAATTTCAACTTCCTGCCGTTTTTTGCCGGAAGTGCCGCCACCGGCCAGGAAGCAATGTCGGACATGGGCAACGACATTATCTATGGCCGTATGGGTAGGCTGGAAAGCGTCATAGATACCAACACCTACGGTAACGCGGCGGCAGCCGACGCTTCGGTAAAGATAGCTAACATCATTGAAGGTTATACCGGCTGGACGCTGGTATTCAATTCAAGAACCAGAAAACTCTACGCATTTCCAACGGGCGAATCGGAGGTTTGGGTTCTGGACACGGCCATTCGTGCCGCCGGTCAGATCAGTCCGTGGATGCGGTGGAAAACCGATAGAGAGCCGGCGTGGCAACCGACATTCGTTGACGCCATGCTCGATCCGATAGACGGCCTTGAATACATTATCATGGGAGACAGCACAGGGGATATTTATAGGGTTGAGGGAACCGGGACAGGCGGTGATGGGGGACAAGTAAATATCAACGTACAGTTTCTTACCAAACTATTTTCCGCAAAACTCGACGCCATTGTTTATGATGTAGATGGGTATATAAAATACCAACGATCTTCCACGGCCACCATAAATCTTACCTTCCAGTATCAGGGAACGGAAATATTCGATAAGAGCCTGTCCGTCAATTTGCCCAATGTTGCCGGTGCTTCGTACTTTGGGGCTGGTTCTTATTTTGGCGGGGGGTTTTATTTCGGTTCGGTTTCTGGACGGCTTGCGCGGCAAAAGTTCTGGCCACCCGGTCAGGCAAACGAGTTTCAACTGCTAGTGGATTATAGTGGAAACAACAATATCTCAATCAATGAAATCGGGCTTAGATTCCGCGCCGCGTCATAAAAAGTGGCGTCTTAAAAGAACGCTCAGCCGCCCGGTTAATTACCGGCCCATAGAGGATGATGACATAAAGTATGTCTGGGCCGCCTATAAGAAGGGTGCCCTTGCCTCAATGGGGTTTGAGGGAACCGACATGACGGCGGAGGATTTTAAGGCGGCATTCGAGAAAATCGTCATTACCAAATGCCCGGCCACTTGGGTTTTATTTGCCCAAACATCTAAGGGAATGAGGCCAATGGGGGCCGTATTCGGTTCATGGGCACCCAATGCAGAATACATCATTATTGCGGGCATGTGCTGGTTTCCGTGGGCGACAAAACGAAACATTATTGAAGCGGCAGTTAATTTTCTCAACGGTGTACGTAAGGAATTCATGCTGATGTTCTACGCGCTGCCGGAACACAAAAGAACCTATGAGGTATGTGCCATGCACGGCGTTATCAGGCGTGTCGGCACGTCCTATGCTGCCATTCCCGGTCATGCGGCAGCGGTATTTGAAAGTCGGGCACCATGAGCTTTTTAGCCCCCCTCGCCCCCGTTGCCGGTCTGGCCCTTGGTGGGTTGCTTGGTGGCAGCGGTCAATCTGCCCCGCAGATCAACTATACACCACCCGGATTCAATGCTGGTGGTCTAAGTGCCACGTTCTCCGGTAACGGTTATAATGTTACTCCAAGCGCAGACCGTAGCGCGGCTGTCGGTAACATAGCAAGTACGTTCGGTCAGCAGGCTAATGCCCTGGGTGCAATAGGTTCTCAATGGCAGCCCGGTTTTTCACAGTTAAGACAGGCCCAGCTTGGACAGATCAATTCCAATAGAACGGCGGCTATAGGAAATCTGCAACAGAACCTACAGAACAGACGAGTTCTGGGATCGTCCTTCGCACAAGACGCCGTTAATCGCACGACAGCACAATATGACCAGCAACAGCAACAGACAATAGCGCAGACCTACTTGCAGGAATTGCAAGCAAGTCAGCAGACCATTCAGCAGCAGTACGGGGCTGCGGTAAGCTCGTTCCAGACCGGACTAACTGAAATGAACCTTGAGGCTACTCTTGCGTCAGACTTGACTAATAAAGCATCAAGTTCAATGCAGCAGGTAGCAACAGCGCAGGCACAGTTGGATGCTCAAAGCGGCAGCCGGGGCCGGTAAGTTCTTTGGTAATCTTGGTCAACAAGCCGGCTCGGTGCTTGGTTCTAGTGGTTTTACTTCTGGTCTTAGCGGGCTCTTTAGTGGTGGTGGTGATGGCGGCGCTTCGCTTCTTGCCAGTATGCCGTTATCTTTATAGGAAATGGCCATGAACGGTTTTGCATTAGGTGGGGCTTCTGAGGGCTTCGATGCCGCGCGACAACTCGGCATACAGCAGCAACAGGTAAATCAACAGGGAGATTTTAATACCAAACGCCTGCAACTTGAGGCTCAGGCGCAACAGAATGCCCAGCGCCGACAGGATCAGGCTAGGAACGACAGTCTTTTGGCCGACGCTAAAAGTAAGTTGATGGACACCGTTATTCAGCTTCGCTTACAGGGAAAAGACGACGCCCAGATTCAAAAAATAACAGCGCCGTGGAAAGATCAATTAAGCAAGTTTGCAAAATCAAGCGGCCTCGATCCTACGATGGCAATTGATATACCCTATACATCTGCATTTACAAAGGACATTACAGGAGAGTTGCTGGCAAGGCAGAAAACCGGATTGGATATTACGAAGGAACGAAAAGAAATTGCTACGCCAGTGGTGTCTGGTGAAAACAAGGACGAACTTCTAGGGGCTAAAACAAAACAATATTCAGTCTT